ACTAACGAAAAATAGAAAAAAAAAAGGTAACATTAGGGACAGGAAATATTACTTTAGATCAGGTAACGACAATAAGAACTTTACTACTGACAAAAGAAATACAAATCTATACCGAGAAAGGTTGGGTAAATGTTTATATCGAACCAGCATCAATGATAGTTTATGACAATGAGGTAAATGGTTACGAAGTTGAATTAACGATTATTATTGGAAGCAAGGAAATATCTTATTTTAGCGGATACAGTCCTGTATTGTATGTTCCTATTGCGCCTCTTGCTGCAAATCCATGTGAATCATCTGCGCCTGTGTTCGGCGCATCCCAATGATCTGTACCGATTTCTTTCAAATGACCACCTGCTGAAATTGCTAACCCAATGAAATCTATTAATGTCTGAAATTGTTCCTCTGTAGGAATACTCCAACCAGCCGGACAAAATCCAGGTGTCATTATCTGTTCCCATGTGTAAAGACCTCCGTAAATATCCCTGTTCGCTTCATCATTATTATAAACTTTTGATCCCGGAAAATTCGCACTGTAATTTTTGCACATCCAAATTTGACTACCTATGATAATCTCACATATTGCCGGATCAGGAACAGCAGGCACAATAGGAATATACAATACAGGACTGTACCCACTGAAATAAGATATTTCCTTGCTCCCGATAATAATCGTTAATTCAACCTCATAACCATTGACTTCATTGTCGTAAACTATCATTGATGAAGGATCAACATACACATTTACCCATCCTTTCTCGGTATAAATCTGGATTTCTTTTGTGAGCAATAAAGTCCGAATAGCGGTAACCTGGTCTAAAGTAATATTCCCTGTGCCGAGAGTTATTTTTTTTCTCCCTGTTGTCCGGTAATTTTGCCCTTCGGTATTTACGTATTGCTCCCCGGGAAGGAAATGCCAATAGTGCCAACCGTTGTAATACCATCTAAGATAATACCCTGCACATGGAGATTTTAACCCGATGCGGATAAATAAATCTTTCTTAGGATATGAACAAATGTCCACTACGGTAGTGTTATGGTTAATATCATATCTGATGCTCCTTTGGGTATTGTTGCCTGGTCTATATTCAGTGAGTTGACATATCCTGACAGATCATCCACATTGACATACGTTACTATATCGGCGCCTAACTGGGTATTCACTGAATTATATATCCTCTTTGTGATAACGACATCAGCCGAAGGAGACAAAGCAGCAAGCGAAGGAAGTATAAATGAAATGTCAAAAGGCAACCCAAAGAAGTAAACAGGTCGGGTAAATTGATTCAAAAATGGAACATCTCCGCCTTCATTCGGTACGTATTCCTGCATATTTGATCCCTGTTCGGCTGATCTTACCGCTTCAACATAATACCAAAGAATCTCATCAGAAGGGGGGCTGATTGATCCGCCTTCAGGAATCCATTCTTCATCACTGCCAAACCAACAAGGTCGATATTCAAATGAAAACCTTCCGGATTTTGCTGTTTCCGCCGTCAGGTCTGTTGTGTAATTTCCTAATTTAGTGCGTGATGTTTTTATTCTTAATAATCCGGAAATGTCTATATCTGCATAACCAAACCTGTCAGGCGTTGCGTAAATAGTCAGTTCTTCAAGTATCCCGTTAATCGTTAATCTACCTTCAAAGTAAAATCCCGGGTAAAGAGTGTTGTCATTTAAGTATGTTATCACAGTACCAGCAACCCAAAGAATATCAGTTGTTATCGTGTTGCCTGCTACACCTGTTATTGTTCCGGATAAGACCTCGTTGTTTGTTTCATTGTAAACCTGGATGCTATCTCCTTCAAGTCCCGTGAACGTACCGTCAACTACAACCTGAAGATAACCGCCTGCGTTTGCTTGTGAATTTACCATCCAATCTTGTCTTAATAATCTGAATATATTCGGACTTTCTGTTGCAACCCATCGTGACACAACAGGAGGACTTGTCGCTGTATAACAGGCAGGAGTTGAAATTAGTGTATAAGTTGGCATTATAGTACCTCCATAGTTATTTTAGATATGCTTGATGAGAATTTCTTATTTATCTCTTCAATAGTTTTCTTTCGTTCTGTTTCGTAAATATCAACAAATACTTTATTGCGAAATTGTTTGTTTCCATATTTATTTATATACCATGTCAAACCCCGTGCTTCATTTCGCTTGCCTTCCGGTGTTTTAGACCTGAACATATTCCTTTTTTGCATCCAACTGTAAATCTTATCAACCAACCCTGAACTCTTATTACTTTTCCTTGCTCCACGTCCACGCTGTAAAACTCCTAACCAATATGGTACTAATATTCCTATGCTTGAATCCTTCTCCTCAATCTCGAATAACTTCATTATTGAATCAGGGATTTTATTCCCATGATACATATTTTTCTTACTTATTTCAATAATTAAATTATTCAGTTCCTGTTTTAAGTCTGGTATCATACACAGGGTTCTCTATTTTCATTCAAAAGTCGTGTCAAATCCAAAGGCATTGACCAGCCTATTACATTAGCATCATATTTGTTCTCAAGGATTTTATCAACTTTCAATGGTTGTATTGTCTTAAATAATTCAAGGTCAATCAGCCGGACAATTATCTGTTTGCAAATGTCAAGTAATTGCTGTAATACTACCTCATTGTTTTCCGCTGTATCTTCAAGTCTTACCTGTTTTAATATCTCCACATAATACGGAGGGTATTGTTCCAGGATAGCATTTGCTTTTACTACAAGATTAACACTATTCGGTTGAACGATCAACCCAATAATATCATCCTGGGTTGCCTGATCTGTTACCAAGTTAGCGAGCTTATCCGATTCATACAAGACATAAGTACAACCTGAATCAGTAAGTACCGTTTTGAGTGTTTCAGCAATCATCTTTTAAGGTTATTTCAAATGCACATTGTTTTCTTCCGCAGCAATCCATAAATCCTGCACTGTCTACAGCTATGGATTTAACTAACTGCTGTAAGATGTTTTTTTCTTTGACGGACTGGCTTTCCAACAGAATCATTCCGTCTTTTTTTACTTCTGCTATCATAATTTTTTGATTTAAGTTTATTTGTTCTTTTCATCCATTGGTCCAATGTTTCATTTTTATAAACTTTGGCTTTTAAAGCTCCCTGAATGGATTTCATTTCCTTTGGGATTATGTTATGTGTGTTTTACAGGACAGGCCTGTTTATGGTATTACCTTATTTTTCATTTCAGAAATTATTTTATACATGTTTTCCGCGTTTATATTTTAGTTCTGATTCTTCTAACTGAAGTTTCATATACCTTTCCTGATAATCTTGTATTGCCTTTGCGTTCATCAGCCTAACCAGGCATTCATTATACGGTGTTATTAAAACTTCATCTACTGTTACCTTCATTGCATCCCTGAGAAAATCCAAGACATTCAGCTCTGCATACGGGTCTAATTTCTCAATCCCTGCTGCCAGCTCCATCTTTGTCGGTTCTCGATGTAATAACTTCTGTTCATTGATTATCAGTTCGCTAATTAAATTTACCAGACGCATAGTTACCGGGTACACTTCTTTTGCTTTGCAAGTTACAATATTTTTAATTAAAGTCAATACTTTGTTTTCAACCCATTTTTCACCGGTGATCTCAGGATAAAAATATCCCCCTATCTGCCGGAATATCAAATCATAATCGTTTTCTTCTTTGCGTGCCAGGTATAATCTTTGACCATAACATATATTCTCTGCTAATTCCTGCCTGGTATCTGGTATATGCAATATCTTGCCTTTCATCTTAAACTTATCAGGCAAAGGTAACTCAATTAATCCATCTGCTAATCCTGCGTATAATTCAGGATGCTTAATCATGTCAAATAACTTCAATTTATTTATCCGTTTTACATTCTCCATATCTGATGTCCTGATGATCTATTTTGAGTCAAAACTACGTAATTCAATGGATCAAGTAAATGATCAAAAGCATCAATAGGTATTCCTGCCTTCTTGTCACTCCAGATATAATTTCTTAATTCTTTAGTTAAATTTGTACTTTCCTTTGTGACTATCAATTCATAATCCTGTATTATCCTAATGCCTTCTATCTTATTTTTATTCTGTACTCCCTTTATGTTAAATTGATTTCTTAACTCTGCAATCATTCGTGGAGAGGCCGAGTCTGCTATTATCAGTTCATGCTGTTTTGCATTTCTTGATATATTCAAACGTAAATCTGAAACAAGCTGATTCGTTTGGTAAAAGCATTCATGCAGATATATCTGTTTTAATTTTCTATTGATAGCCACTTTTATCATTGCATCCGGATCAGGATGAAAACCAAAATCCAACCCGAAAATATAAGGTAATGAGTTATCAAATTCCCCAAATTTCCAGTTAGGATAAATCAGCCCTTCCATACCTCCT